TATTATTTGAATTATTAGTTTCCTTTTTTTGGTCCATATTGTTATAATTTTGTTTATTTTTATTACCTAAATCATCTAAAATATCTTGAATTGAACCTGGTAAATATGAATCATTTTCTGAATTTGATATTTGAGTACATAATAAAATAGCATTTGTTAAATTTGTTGGTTTAATAGGATCCGATTTTAAGAAAACATTATTTTCGAACTTATTATAAAATGGTGTTATAATATTATTGTAACAAGTAAATTTTATTGAATCAATGTTATAATCATAAATTTTAGGATCAATAACATATAAAGGAGATATTGGTAATTGTTTAAGGAAATTAATTTTTTCAAAAACCATTAATTCAGTATTTTTGGAAGTTCGGTAAATGTATAATGGAATAGTATTAAATATTTCTTTAGTCCATGTATAAAAATATAATACTTTTAATGATTCTTTATTTTTTAATTCTGGATCAGGATATTTACGCCAAGAATTATTCCATACATCATTTTGTATCATTATTTTCCTTACTAAATTATTTTTTTCATCTAAATAAACAGAAATTAAACTTAATTTGGAAATTATGGGAGATAAGGCAGGATTTATAGCATAAAATAAATTATTACAATTAAACTTTTTTTCTAAATCATTAGAAAATAACATACAACTATTTTTATCTGGATATCGTAAACATAAAGGAATTAAATCTTTCATTATGTATTATTTATAAGTAATACATAATTTTAAAAACTATATCCTAATTTTATACATTCTTCTTTTAAAAATTTTTTAATATCATTAATTTTTATTGTATAAGGAACTTCAATTAAATTTACAAAATTTTCTTTGCATAAACGTCTTTTCATGTCATCTCTATATTTTTGAGCCATAAAATGATCATTATTTCTATGAAAATAAGGAATAAATTTATAATGTTGTGCTCCGTTATATTCAACTGCTAAAGATAATTCTTTGTTATAACAATCTAATTCTAAATTAAAATTACCTCCAGTAACTGGATTTCTCAAAAAATCAGGTCTTTCTTTAGCAAAAGGTTTATTGAATAAATTTTGTAATACCTTTCTACATTCAATTTCTCCTTTGCTTTCTTGTGGTGCCTTATTCTTTTTTAATTGGGTAGTAGGTAAAACAAAATATGTATCTTTAGAATAAGTTCCTTTTTTACCTGATATCCAATACCAAAAAGCAAAAATTCCTAAAAATAATAAACTACATATCAATAAAATTTCAAAACCTTTATTTTTCCAATAAGAAGTAAATTGACTAATTTTGTTTAATCCTAACATTTATCATAAGAAATGTTTTTTTAGGCTATATTTTTCCTACATACAGGACAATTAGGATTATAATGACACCATTCTTTGAGACAATCATAACAAAAAATATGTTCGCAATCTGTTAAACTTATTTTTGTGTTAGGATTAAATTTTGTCATACAAATTGGACATTGTGTACAACCTTCACTTTCTGGAATATCTTTATAAGTAAATTTTGGTATTTCAATATTTATATCATTTTGTCTTTCATGTGCTCTAGTTTCAGTATGTGTTAATAAATTTGTTTCTTCAAAATTTGTAATTCTATGAAATAAAGGTATTTCATCGTCTTCTATAATTAATTCATTATTGATATGATTATTGATATAATTTAATAACATGAATATACCAGTTATATTTCTGTCTTGTTCTGATATATTATTTCTAATAATTATATTTTGTCGATGTAAATTATTATTATAGTTTGTAAGGAGAGGTGGTATATTTAAAGTTTCATTATTAATATTATTATTTCTTCCATGTACTATAAATCTTATAATTTGTGATGGTTCTGACATTATTTCTATTTATTATATTAAAAGATTTTGTGTACTTAAATATAATTTTATATTCTAAAAAATGTTTTATTATTCAATAATTTATTTACTATTTCTTTATTCCGTGTAGTAATACAACATGTTATTTTAATTTTATTATCTAATTTAATAGAACAAGCTGATATATACATTTGTTCTATTATTTTTTTTCCTGGTATAAATTTGATAGACCAGTCGGTTAACGATTCTCCCTTTCCGTTATAATAAAACATTGTCATTATTATATCTAGTTTTTTACGTATTAAAAATGCTTTTTTGGGACAAAAGAAATTAAACCTATTATTAATAAAATTAGTAGCTATACTAATTTCTTTTACTCTTTTAATTTTTTTATCCATTATACAATTAGTATAATTATGATTCCATTCTAAAAAACCAACACCGACATTATTACTTACTTTAGTACCTGAAAAAGGTACAGGTATACCAACTAAAAAATAATCCTGATGTAAAATGTATTGTAAATCGTCTAATATTGCTTTAATTGCCTGACCTCTAGTAGTTCCATCTTTTTTTATTTTAATTATATATTCTTTTTGTATACTTGTATTATAAGGTAATAAATTTATATTATATTCTTTTTTTATCAATATTTTTTTTAAAAAGAAAATATTTTTAATTAAACTTATAATTCCTAAAATATAATTACTTTTAGTTACTTTTATTTTATTATGACCACAAGCTGCATTAAATAAATCCATAAATATTTCTCCACCAATATATTTATGATTTAATTTTAAGTATAATTTATTATTACATTTATCATTTTCTTCTATTTCTATAGAATTTTGAGGTTCATTTTTTTCTTTTAGTTTAAATTTAATTTGATTTTCAATAATTAAAAGTCTTTTTTTTGCTTCATCAAAAGTTTTCTTGGTTTGAGATTCATACAATACTTTTAAAAATTTATTATCTCCATTATCATGAAAAGAGTCTTCAATAGATCTTTTTGAAACTTTTATTAATTGTGAAGTTATAAAACTTAATACACTAAAAATAATTAAATACGACATTTAATTATTAAAATTTATATTTTAAATATATTTAGTAAAATGGAGAATGATTCCATCCTAAATGTTGGAATAAATTTTTACATATATCGTCGTGAAAAAATTTTCTATCTATAGTTTTTAGTATAATAAATTCTTCTTTTTTACAAGGATGTTTATGTCTTCTCAATAGTTGATAGAGAACATACTGAGTATTAATAAAATTTTTCCTGTTTATATGTTTATAATTTTTATCATATAATTCAGTTAATGAATCAAAGTCATCCATTAATTTATCTTCTAAGTAGGATATATCGTCAGATTTTTGATCTGTTAATATTTTATGAATTAAATGTACATTTTCGTAATGATTAGAATAACCAAGTTCTTTTAAGAATAAAAGTACATGATTTTTTGTTACATTTTTAAATCTTTCAATAGTATTATTTCCTTCTACTAAAATATGATGAGATTGAAGTTGATTTTCTAATTCTTTATATATTTTTGATGGTATGGTACTATTTTGTTTTCCTTGATATTGTTTTATACAATCACGAAAGTGAACTTTTCTATCATACATATACTTTGAAGATATATTAATTCTATCGATATCATTATAAGTGGAATTATGTTTGATAACTGTTTGTTGAGCAAAACATTTTGTACATACGTAAATATTATTTTCATATATATCGAATTCTTTCTTATTTGCACAATTTTTACAAACTATATTAATATCTTTTTTCTTTCTTTTTTGCTCATTTTCTGTATTAATATTAATGTATTTTTTAGCAATAATTATAAAATTTTTTATACAATCATTTTTTTTTTGATTATGTTTAGCTGGACGTCCCATAAAAGAAGTTATCTCTGGTTCTTCAAGAATTTCTTTATATTTTTCTAAAATAGGTACAGATTCTAATAAATAGAAATTATACTCATTCTCATTTTCAATACTATATATAGTATTTTCTAAAAATTTTATAGATTCAGTTAATTTTTTCTTTAAACCTGGACTTATATTTTCTTCTTTTAATGATAATTGTGTATGTATTAGACGTTCTTTATATAATTCTAATTTATCCTTTTCTATTTGAAATTTTTCTCTAATTTTACTATCAATGACTACAATATCAATGTTGTCTTCACACATAATTTCTTTATATTCAATATTTTGTTTAAATTATAGTTCTATTTGAGAAATCTTGATACAAAAAAATAATTGCAACTATAAAACTTGATATTATAAGTATTATTTCCATTATTCTATCAATTAAATCCATCGAAATATTTATTTATAAATAAATACTTTATATATTTTTAAAAAGATTCATGAATGTTAATTTTAATGAATAAAGAACTTTATTCATTAATTTTTTTAATTATTATTACTTATCCGAAGAATTTTTAGTTGATATATTATATAATATATAAAAAT